ATTCATAACCTTATTAAGCCTCCAGTAAGCGTTGTCTATTACTATTTGGTCGCGGAAGTCAAGCGTGTTAATATCGGTCGGCTCAAGGTAAAAGAGCGCAGTCATTACCTTACTGTCCTTGTCCGTTACCTCGTTGATATAATTACGGTGGTAAACATTAAAGAGTCCAGCGTTGGTTACTTGAAGCGTTCCCGTGAATCCGTTAGCTTGGTAATATAGTTCATAAGGTAGCCCGAAGTTTATATCTAAGGTTGGCGTTATTGGGTTGTCCCAATGTCCAGCGTAAGGATAATTGTTTTGAGCAATCCAAATAGCGTTACTCGGTTGGTTTAGTGGTGCTGGTTGAAGTCCTATGAAGTCCCAAGAAGGATTGCTCGGTAAAAGACCACCGTAGTAAAGTACCCGAATATTTGCCTCAGTTGGCTTGTACCCTTCTTCCGTGTCGGAGTCGTAAATCTGCGGAATGATTCTATTACTTGGGTTGTCATTTGCTAGAGGAGTTGCGGAGAATACAACCTCAACCTCTTTTGAACTCTGAACAAAATCGTTATCTACCTCAACCCTTGCCCTTCCGTAAACGTGTCCTCTATTCTTTTGGTATCGCTCGTTAAGATAGTCGCCATCTTCCGAGTAGGTGTAGATATATTCCCTATCGGTTAGAACGCCTAAAGGTTCGAGTGATATGTCTCTATCTCTTGCAAGTTTATAAGTCCAATCCTTTACTCCTCCAGCCGCGTAAAAGTCGTCTCTTGTTTCAATAAGAAGATTGTTCTCGTTATTCGGGTCTACCTCAACGTAAAGGTTAAACATCTTAAAGACAGAAGTTAGTAATTCGCTCATTCCAACGGTTGGAATAATTGAATTGAAATCTAATTCCATCTGCTCCAAAAGCGCGTTATTTTCAACGTCTATTTTAAAGAAGCCCGAAGGAGTTATTGAATACTCGTCAAGAATGTTTTCGAATAATATTTCATTCCAATAAGAATATAAACTCGGAGATAATTCTCTAGGTATAACTAACTCGGTAAATAAATAGTTTGAGTTGTAAACTTGAACGCTTTCTACGCTTGAAGTTGACGACTGGTTAATACTTTGACCGAGCGGCATATTAGGATATAACACAAAGTCAAATTCTGACAAAGTTTCGTATCCGTTTTGGTCGCTGAACATCCGAATGTTATGATTGAATGTAGGTGCTTGTATATTTCCATACATTAAATCGAACCCCATAAACCAAACCCCAGCCAAGTCTCTGTAGTCCTCGTCAGTTGTTGCGTTAAGGATTATTCCTGAAAGAGTGATGTTGCTAATCGCTTGTTCAATATCTCCAGTAAGGTCGTATAGAGTTTGGCTTGTTGATTCGTTAGATGAACTTAAAGTCCACACTCCGTTGATTCTTTCGTACACATTACAGAGCCCAGTAAAGAGAATATCGTATTTCCAAAATCTCCGTTGGCTCTCGATTCCCGTTATGCTATAAAAAGTCCTCTTTGTTCTTGTTACGACATAATCTACAACGCTTGAGACTGTTGCAATTGTTTGGTAACCACTCAAGTAAATTTCGTTTGCTGGTATAAAGTTGTTTCCAGCATCATAAACAATTGAGCCATAATCAAAACGATGTGTCCAACCACCACTTCCAAGCGTAGACTCTGAAGCTGAAAGCAAATCGTAAGAACCGCCTATATTGACCATTGCTTTTCTAAGGTCAACCTGAGCATCCGATAAGGTGCTTTCTTTTATGTCGCCCGTAATTAACCGACTAAACACCGAACCGCTCAAGAAGCTACTTGTGTAAGTAAACCCAGCGAATGCAAAGATTCTATCGATTATATTTTTTAGTTTAAAGAAAGGTCTAAAGTCCTCCACCCGGTAAACTCTGCCGCCATCTGAGAAGTATTCAAAGTTTGTAGCCGTGTCAACCATTGGGTAAACGTAGTCCTCGTTGAAGTTCCAAGAGTCTACAATATTCTGATAATTGTATTCGTGGTTCAGGTCGCTGAAGTCTATTAACGGAAGTGCATTCTCGTCTACATCGTTTAGCTTCTTGTCTCCAAGTACCGAGAAGATGTTCAGCAACTTACCGATAAACACCACCTCGTAAGTGTATGAGTGTCCGTTTTGGACTATCTTACGAAGCTGAACAACTCCAGCCATAACCTCCACCCCGTCCGCTATTACTCTCGCCTCCGCTTTCTTATTCGGGTTAAAATTAACATCGATATTAGAAGTGTTAGCATCGTATGGGTTGCTTATATTAAAATCATAGATGTGTCCGAAGAGCGCATCGTTAGACTTTGTTGCTGGGCACTTTATCGTCTTGGAATATTCCGTGCTTCTCTTCTCCGGGTTGCGAATGTCAGCGACTCCATAATTAAATGAGAAGTCGAACCCCTCAAATACGTCTAACCTTTTGCCCTCAATCCTAACCTCAACCACGTTGTCTCCTATTTTTAATTGAATAGCTTAATTCAAAAGTGTACTGCATTAGCTTATCGTTTAGGCTTGTCTTTTTAACGATGTTCCGTTGGTTTAGATTAGCCGCTATGAACTCGTTGCTATCGTTTTCAATGTAGATATTTGGCGAAGTAACTAGGTCTTCCATCCATTCGCTTTCCTCTTCGGTTAGGTAGTTAGAGTTGATTGTAACCTTCTCCATTAGTTCCACGTTGTAAGTAGTCGTTCCCCTTGACTTCTTTTGATAGTCGTAAGAATTGATTCCAAGCGTGTTTGTTTGCTGGTCGTAATTGTCCTTTTTTACGTCTATCTTCTCAATCGACTTCATATTAAAGTTGTGCGAATCAAAGCCGCCTAAACGGTTGAGCCAAGCTACCCGGACTGGAGCGTACTTTGAGCATTCTTGTTCTATGTTAAATGTGAACTTCTCGCTCGTTAACGCATTGGTGTTATCTCTCAATTGGATAGTGTAACTAGAAGCACCTACTAGAATAGTCGAAGGTGTTATCGATACGGTCGGGGCAAGTGGTAACATATTAGCCGCGTCAAGCGTTACAATGTCAAGCGTTCCGACTGGAATACGGAAGTACCTCTTGTCCCAAGTCGGGTCTGTTGATAGGTCGTTAGTTACTAAAGCTGAGTTTAAAAGAGAACCTGAAGCGTTGTAACCCGAATAGGCTTTTATTGCGTAACTGTTTGCGCTGAACCTTTCTGTCAATATAAACGAAAGAGCGTAGTGCTGAGACGAATCTATCTTAATCGTTCTCGGTGAATCAGTTAGGAACTTATGAGCAGTTGAGAAGCCGTCTATTTGGTAATCAGTATAATCAAAGTCCAGCCAATCTATCTCGTTTCTAACTCCATTCCAAACGCTTTTAATATCAGTAAAGATAGACTCGTTCTCGTGGTAAACCCCTTGTGCATCTTTGTCCTCCTCAGTTATTTTAAGGTAGTATTCCTTGTGGTTTGTGTTATCGTAAAAGAATCCTTCCGTACTTGTTGCGCCTATGTCCACAACCCCCTCAAGATACGACTGCAAAAATCTCGATGGGTCGAAGAAAGCACTAACCGCAAAGGTTGGAAGAAGTGAACCGCTTTCGCCTTGAACTGGGTAAACTCTAACCGTTCCAATCTTCGGCTCTGATGGGTAAGTTTCGGGCAGAATGTCAATCTTGAACCGTACTGTCGGAGTTAAGTTTGTAGTCTTAATAACGTAAGCGTTATCGTTAAAAGCTAACCCGTATTGCTCAGGCTCTTGCGTTAAATAAATAGCCATTATCCTTCTATTATTCTTTTGATTTCTGCAAATGTTAGTTCTATGTCTTCAGCAATTGCCGCTTCGACCACTCCAGCAATCTTAGGCGTTACCTTGTCAAAAGCTGGTTTTATCCAGTTCTTGCCCTTTGTTGGATAGTTGAGTTTCTTGTAAACAATCCACTCCGCCCAGCTAGTTCTTTTTTTGTCAGTCCATTGCTTGTCGTCTCCTCCAAGTCTTGCCAGTACGTTAGGGTAAGTCAACCACTTTTTAATGTCTCCAACTGAAGGCGCATCTTCTCCAGCACCCCGACCTTCGTCAAGCGTTATGCCGTAGTCAAGCATCGTTATCTTCATACTGTAAATCTTACCGAATAGCTTAACCTTTGGTTGCGCTGGTAATTTTATAGACGTTCCTAATTTACCTGAAGCTACATAGCCCTGACCTTCTCCACTACCTAAAGTAGAACCACCTTGCAAAGATGTTGTTAACGCTTTCGTGTACTCCTCCCGGAAGTCGTTTAGCGCATCTATCAGTTTATCGAATGCCATTTTGTTTCTGTTGGTGGTATTCGTGAGATTGCTTAGCCTTTTGGAATGAGATAAGGTTTAAGAACTCCCGTAAAGGAAGTGCGAAGAAATAACCCCACTTAGTCGCATCGTTATTTGACAAGTTGTTAACCACGTTTAGCCATCCGTATTTTGTTTCAAACGTTTCAACTTTCGTTCCGCTTGTTTCTTTATCTTCTCCGCTTTCCGCACCGAAGATTCCAGTATATGTTCTGCGTACTTGAGATAACTGCTCAAAAAAAAAGCCGACAAAGGTTGTACGATTGTCATAGGTGCTTGAAGCATTGCCTCCGCTACCTCCTTGTGCTTCTCTGAATCGTAAGGTTGTTTCTTCCAACCGTACCAAGTCTTCTTTTTAGGCACTAAGAACACCGCCATAATCTCGTTAAGGTGGTCGATAACCTTGTCCGGGTCTTTCATTAGGTGCATAAGCGTGATGTACTGCCCTCCGTTCAACTTATAAACGTCCGTAATAACATCGTATCTAAGCCCTCCAAATTCTACGACCTTCTGTACTTGTCCTAGCAGTTGCTCAGATAGAAAGGATAGTGTCCGCATACACTTAGCGTAAGTCTTTAGAGCGTATGTTTCAATCTCATCGACTGGAACGCCTGACATTATAGAAATGATAGCTACATTCGTTGCGTACTCGTCCCCTTTTTCCGCGAGTATCTTCTGCAAGGCTTGGAACTGCTCAATCGTTACGCCTTCCCAACTGTTAGGTAATTCAATCTTCATCTTCTTATAAATAGCGAATTGGTTATTTTGTGTCTAAGCAAAGTTGTCTAATAAGCAGAAGTTTACTTTTGGCTTTCTAGCTTGGTCATCGCAAGTATCAATAGGTCTGCCTTTTGCTTGTTCTTTTTTCTTAATTATTTCAACATTCTTTAATCCGTGCAATTCAATTAGACGGTCGTGTTTCCCGCCCATACTTGCCGTTAAAATAAGATTGTAGGGTATTTCATTCAATCGGTTTACCCAATAGTTTAGGCTTTTAGTGTAAGCCCAAAATTCAACAGTTGGGTTGTCCTTGCATATCTTTAACCACATATCGAAATACTTCTGAGAATAAAAGTCTCCGCTCATATGTATTCTTATAGACTCCGCTTTCTTCGGTAGTAATGGAACACCACCGTCTCGAACATAATCAAAGTTACTCCACCTATAGTTTCTTACAGCGGGGAAACGTTCTTGCATCGCGGAATAGCATCGGTACGCTTTGCTCTTGTTATCAAACTTTCCCGTATGCCTATCAACCTTGACTAAACATTCAAGCGCAAACGGGCAAGTGAAACCACTTGGCAGATTCCATTCGTAAACAATTCCTTCGTAGTATTTTGTTTTTCTTAAAAATTTCATCTTATTAAATATTTCCCTGAGTTAGTTTTTAGTTTCTCCATAGCCACGTAGCGCAAGGCATCGAGTGCGTGGTTGTTATCGTCCTCCGCTTGGTTGGTTACTTGGTTGGTTTTGTAGTCCCTCTTCCAAGCGTAGTTCCTTAGTTCGCGGATAACATTTACTGAGTCTTGGTGTACCATTATCTGAACCGACTTCAGCTTGTCAATGCCTGACCGAATCGAATCCGCTCCTTTGGTTACTGGTCTAATTCTAAACCCGGACCGTCTTATCTCCTCAATGCTCTTTGGCTCTGCGCTATCCGCTATAATCTCGTCCGACCTTTGCAGTCCGCACCTTCTCGCTATGTCTGCATTCGTTAGCCCCGTTTCGTAAAGTAACTCCCGAACCCAAAGTTTGCCTTCTTGGTATACAACCTCAACGAGTGCAGTCGGGTCGTTAGTGAATCCAAAATCGAGTCCGTAAGCCTTCCACTTGTAACCCGTTGGGAAGTCTTTAGTCTCTGTCCAGTTCTCGTAGATGGCGCCTTCTCTTCTTGACCTTTCTCCTAATCCGTAGACCTTCCACTTGTATTCGTCTGCCGTTCCTCTTGATATGTTCTCAGGCGTTGGCTGGTAACTGTTTATCTTGTCTCTTATATGCTGGTCAAGGAAGGTATTGTCCAACATCGTGGAATGAATCAAAACCACGTCATCCCGTTTCAGAACATTATCATAAATCCAATGCTCGTCCGTTGACGGGTTGTAGTCTAGAATCCACTTGCCCTTGCACCTTTGCTCCAATTGGTCGAAGTCGTCCTTGCTTGTTTCGATTGCTTCATTAAGCCAAAAGAAGTCCGTCTCGATACCGTGTAGCTTCTGCGGTGAATCTAAGCCGTAGAACTCAAAGGAAGAACCGTAATGCTGGTATGTTAATTCGCTCTTGTTAAACGAGTCCTCGTTCCAGCTTTCAACACTTGCA